AACTTCTGGCTTCTCAGCAAGGACCAGCAGATCCAACATGTCGACATTGGCGGCAATACGACCGAGAAGCTGTGGTATCCATGGGATTTCTTGCACTTCCGTCGGATGTATCGTTATCGTGAGTCCGAGCACGGTGAACCTATCTTCGACGAGGCACAGGGGATCTATCGAAAGATGCGCATCGCGATCGACCAGATGGTCGTCCACCGGGCCCAGGTTCAACCTGACCGGTACGTCGTGAACGTCGACACCGGGGAGCAACCTCCGACCGAGCAGATGAAGACCCTCCAGCGGTGGAAACAGTCATTCCGCTCGAAGCTCTCATTTGGCCAGGGGCCTGGCACGCCTGGGATGAATGACCCGACTGACTTCAACAGTTTCTACAGGGCCATGGGTCTAGACTCGATCCTCTGGGTAGCCCGTCCAAAGGGCTTTACCCACTCCATCGAGAAACTTCCGGGCACGCCGTCGGTGCCAGACATCTACGACATCGAGCTGCTCACCAACCTCTTCTTCTCGGTCATCGGCATGCCAAAGGAGTGGCTTGGTTTGAAGGGCGAGGGTGAGAGCAAGGCCGTCAGCGGCAAGGCCCTCCTCGCGCAAGACATCCGGTTCCTCCGCAAGATCAAGGCCTTGCGCCGCCCGATCATCAACGGGTACGAGTGGCTTGGAAACTTCCACTCAATCCTCCGTGGTCAAGATGTCTCGCAGGTGACGATCAAGGCAAAGATGTCTGAGATCGGCTCTCTCGACGAGCAGATCAAGCTGGAGATGCTCAAGGCACAGGCTGAGACGCTCACTGAGCTGGCTGACGTGATGAAGGGCTTCAGCCTCCCGCGTGAAGCCTGGATCGAGATCATCTTCAAGCGCTACATGCACCTCCCGGAGGACGTGGTCAACACCTTCATCACCGCCCTCCCAGATCAGATCCAGCAAGAGTCGACGCACAAGAAGGTCGGCCTTTCGCGGGCCCTTCTCGAGGTTAAGGAGAAATTGAGCGGCAACCCGCGGGCTGAGTGGCTTGCTGAAGAACTTCGTAAGTTGGCTAACGGGGATGTTGGAGTGAAACAGCACAGAGTCTTAGCTGAGCACGTGATCAGAAATCCACATGCCGCGATCAAGCCTGGTGATACCGTCGTGTCGTCCTTCGGCCCAGTAGTGAACGGTGCAGTGAACGAGAGCGAACGTGAGCCAAAAGGCTACCGCCGGTTTAACTTCGCGGCATGAGCATCGCCCTGACATCATCGCTGGACCTATCGATCAAGCAGGTTGCCACTGGTGTCCAGGGCCAGGCAGCAGTCAATATCTCGGTCGACGACGACCGGCCGTTCCTGAGTGCTAAGACCGTCACCGTCACCGTAAACTGGGGCGATGGGTCTCCACCAAGCGTCACTCTGCGCCAATTAGTGCCGTGGACGGCTATACTCACCCACGTCTACACACCTGGGACATACATGCTCCTGGTCAGTGTCCAAAATTACAACGTCCCGACTCCCGACACCGCGCGAAACTCGTACGCAGTCGCAGTCAACAACCTGCAGTCGGTGACCGTCAACGCCGACCAACCGATCATCTATGGCCCGATCCTGCCGCGCGAGGGATTCCCAAACACAGACCAGTGGAACTGGAACTTTAGCCAGGATACGATCTTGCTTGAGTCATCGGCTAGACTGCTGCTCCTCACCGATGTCGGTGAACGGTTGATGAACCCGGCCTATGGGACGGACATCCGCCGCCTCCTCTTTACCTCCTCCGACACTGTGCTCCAGGACGTCATAACCCAGGAAATTCGGCGGGCATTCTCAGTCAATGAGCCACGGGTCGCCGTCACCGCCGTCACCGTCCAGGGGATCGACGACCGCCAAATCTCAATCGCAGTGCGGCTGGCTTCAAACCTTGACCAGCGGGCATTCCAGGTTGCCACTGTGGTCACCAGATGAGCGATAAACTTGCCGTCAGACGCGCCGACTTTATCCGCGACATCGTCAACAGCCAGGGGTTAACCTATGCCCAGGCTGGTGCGGCCTTTGACTCGTTTGTGAAGACCCTTGAGGACGGGATCTGTGCCGGAGCCAAGATCCAACTAGGCAAGGTTGGCGCCATCGTGCCAGTAAGGCTAGACGCCAGACCAGTCCAGATGCACTTTCGGCGTGAGCGGGCCTCGGCCACCGGGGCAAATGTCCTTAGGTCTGACGAGCATGGCACGGTCATCCGCCAGGAGCGGACCTACTACATCGGCCGCCGCATCAAGTTTAAGTTTAGGCTGTTCAAGGGCTTCATTAACAGGAAGACGTTGAATTGGAGATTGGATTAGGGTAAGACTTCCAGCCCTCGGTACTTAGGGCAACATGTCATCTGGTACCGTCCTCATCCAGCCCCTCGCCATGCCGACGTCGGCGGCGGAGAACTTCGCCGGTGGCGACGTGCGCCACGTCTCCTCGATCGCCGATGCCCTCAATGGCGACGCCTTCTCGCAGTCTACTCGGCAACTCGCCTACCGCGACAACATGCTGACGTCGAAGGTGAACGAGCTGGTCGCGGCTGTCAATAACAAGGACCAGTTTATCAACCTGCCGACGGTGGTCACGACCTTGCCGCCGGGTGCCGTGCAAGTCGTGACCAATTTTCGGATCCCAGCTGGATTTGAAGCCCGAGTGCTAAACGCGGCGATCGCCTCGATCCCGGCTGGCATGATCCAACTGGTCGTCGGATACAACACTAGCCAGTTTGGATTCGCGACTTATGACACCGCTGTTGTCACGACGCTGTCTGAGTTTACTGCCGGCACCCCATTCTATGGGACCGGCGAGTTTGTGATCCAGCTCACAAACCTCGGCTCTAAGACTGCCACCGGGACCGCCTCTATCGCCCTCACGATGCGGCCCGTCTCAGCCCAGGGAGGCGGCATCATCGGCCCTGGTGCGATCGGGCCACAGGGCATGAAAGGTGACCAGGGTCCGCAGGGAAACCCGGGTACGCCTGGTACTCCTGGCGCCGTTGGGCCATCAGGTTCATCTTACCATGGGCTGTGGTCTAACGTCGTCAACTACTCGACGCACGACATGGCGATGTACAACTTCTCGGTGTGGATGGCTATGGCACCGAACATCGATTACCCACCGCCATCTGACCCAGCTAGCACTGACCCAAGCGGCATCTGGATTTTGTTCGTGCCAATTGGCCCACAAGGCGGTGCGGGTCCACAGGGTGATCCTGGCCCACAGGGTGATCCTGGCCCACAGGGCGCAGACGGTGCAGCAGGAGGGGCAGGGCCGCAAGGCCTTGCAGGGCCGCAGGGCCAAAGCTTTAACGTCAGGGGCGCATATGACCCCGGCGCGACTTATGCCCCATACGACGTCGTCAACTTTAGCCCGGACACAGTCAACCAATACACCTACTTTGCTCAGTCGGACACTGGCCCTGGAAATCCACCTCCGAATGACCCGTGGATTCCCTTCTTCGGGCCATTTATCGGGGCGACTTACTATGACAATAGCGCGGTCACGGCGACTATCACTGGCGCTGATTTCGTCGCCGGCAGCCCGACCTCACTTTACGTGGCAGTCCCAGGCGGTTCGAATTATGGGCAGTTCCCGTGGATTGAGTCATCGGTCTATGGTGGGCCAAACACGACCGGGTTTAATGGCCTCGGCGCACTACAGGGGTCGTTGCTTGCCGTGTTCCGTGGCGCCATCACAGTCAACATGCCGACGAGGGATGACGGCTTGAAGTCAGATTGGACAACAGCAGACGTGGTGGTTAACGTTGCGAGTCACGGCACGATCGCTGTCGAGGGGACGGTGGTCCCGACGGTGGAGCTTGTGTCGCTCGACGGTACGTCATTTACAGTCACCAACAACGCGTCTCTTCCAGCGCAGGTGCAGATCTCAGTCGTCGGCCAGCAGTCGTGGCCAGAGTGATCAGGTCTTCCTGATTCCAAACAACGTTGGGGTGTTCGGGTGGAGGAGTGGGTTGTACATCACGCCCGCAAGCCAGATCTTGCCGTTGACCCCGTTGAAACTTCCACCTGTGTGCGTCCAGTACAGCGAGTAGTAGATCGAGTTGCTGTCGAGCTTCACCGCCGTCATGTTGGTGTCGTAGGCACTCGAGTCTGAGTCGTTGATGGTGGCAGACGCATGTGCGTGTGCGGCGGTGACAGCATTCACAGCCTGTGTCGTGCTGGCGACCGACAGCCATGCATCATAGCTGCCTTGGTTGCGGAAACCCTGGCTTGGGAAGCCGACCTCAAGTTGCAAGAACACGTGGTCAGCAGTGGTCAGCCCGATATTACCAAGTGCTGCTGACAGGTCGAACGGGACATAATCGCCATTCGACCCAGTTGCGCTGACGATGTTCTGCATTGCCTCCGGCTCAAACATGTGGGCCTCGAGACCGACGCTCTGTGACTGGCTGTTGTCGATGACCCAGCCGGGGTTGTTGGCAAGTGCCGTGGCCGAGTCGACGGCCTTTACCGTCTTTAGGTCACCGACGACGCCTGCGACGGTCCGCCAGATGCCGCGCTCCATCCAGATCTCGCAGCTGATGTCAGTGTCGTAGTAACGTTGGAATGGGATTGGGCTTGTTGGGCGCATAGAGGTTGGTCCAAAGATTTCGGTCGGACCAGCTGGGCCAACTGGACCCTGTGGGCCGATCGGGCTGATCGACACAAGCCAGACCAGACCGTTCCAGGCGACCTCACGGCCCAGGTCTGTGTCGAAATAATGAAACCAAGTCGGTGGTGAGGACGGTCGCTGTGACGTCGGGCCACCGCCCGCGAGGACGACGACTGCTTGCGACGCCTTCCCTGGGTCCTGCGTGAGTAAGCCGACGTTGTTTGCTTGGTTTCCTGCCATGATTAACTTACACGGGCGCGGTTGGGCTGACAACAGAAGCTGGGATGACGGTCATGCCTTTGGTGGGTGTCTGCCAGCTGACGGTAAGCTGAGCACCACCGTCGCCCTGGAAGTATTTCACCTCGACCTCAATCTGGTCTCCAGCATTGAAGGTGATAGGCGCCGATGCAATGGTAAGCGCCGCCCCGTAGCGCCAGCTATCGATGACCAGTGCGCCGTTGACCCAGAGGCGGACGCCGTCGTCAGAGGTCGCTTGGAAGACGTAGTTTCCAGTGTCT